GCAGAAGATAAGTCCAGGGTTGCTAAAGCCCCGGTTCTCGAACCCTCCATGGCCAACCTCTGATTTAGAGTTTGATCACGGATGTCGATACCGACGGCGCGCAACTTTTTCGCAATAAAGTCACCGTAACCGAGTTGTAACATCCCGTTTAAAACGGGCTCGGTTACGACGGCGCGATTAGTTTTCGCCGACTTCGGGACGAAGGTCACCTTGCCTGTGTCAATTCGAACAGGCAGGGACCCCGGTGCGTCAGATCCTTCTTCAAGGAACTCACGCCACACGGGAAACTCATCGAGAACATCGCGAACGATGGGGATGAGATCTTCGCTACAAGCCAGTCCAGCGTGGAATTTCTCACGATGGCTGGCATTACGCTTTTTTGTTAGCGTAGTCGATCCAGGTCCAAAGCGCATCCCAAGTCTATCAAGACTTGGAACATCACCTAAAACTTTAGCGATTTTACGCTGAGCCAGAAAAAACTGGGACTCAACGGCAGGGCCAAATGAAAAGTGGCCTTGCCCCCAAAGTTTAAAGATGATGTTCGTCTCACGACAATGCTCTTCGGAAGTAAGGAACGTCTGATAGCTAACGAAGTCACGATCCACCCCAATGTCAATCTCAGGATTCTTCGAAAAGAAGGCCAAGGCCTGACGTTGGTGGATAATGGACCGGGGCTCCGTGTTGCAATCATACGAAACCTCAGCATGGCAGAGATAGCTATAATCACGACGGCGAACCGCCGAATCGATTTTAGCTGCCCTGCCACTCAAATCTTGCTTCACAGCAAGTTTTGAGTGCGCTCTGGCAAATACCTGTAAAATCTCTAAAGAGTCTTTCACAGAGTATTCCTGATCCCAAGAACTAAGAAGTTCCATAGTTAATCCTAAAAAGGTTAATTTACTAGGGTGGGTTACATGCTCAAATAATGGGTGGATGAAGAACCTAGCCGATAATCATATGTATGTTGCTCATCACGAGCAACACGATTAGAAAAATGACTAGCAAAACATCCTTGTCCATTATGAAGGCATAGTGAGCAAATCAAACAACTCAGCAATCGGCCCTGTTAAAACCAGGGCGACGGTTGTCGAGACGCCGGACATCACGTTATTACTGATGCCCCGCGCAATGCGGCGATCAGTGATCGTTGAACGATCGCTGAAGTACGCAGTGGTTTGAAGTGTATCAATATACGCCACTTTTGGAGCGGCGGTATAACCCGAGGAATTGTTCCCTGCAATTGACTCCATGACAGGTATTTCGACACGAGAGTCGGCCTTGTATACACCAGACGAGAGCTTTTCAAGAGAAAGAGTAATCTTTCCTTGAGCAGCATCTGGAACAGAAGTACTAGCCTCCTTGTAGTGGGCTTGTATCCTGTTCTTCTCCCTTGTAACAGATTGGGGGACGAATGTGTGTGATACTGGGGTCGCAGCGCCATCAAAGGCGATGATATTAGCAATCGCTGACATCATTTCTCCAATTAAATCTACAGGTTCGGAAGCTGTAGACCATGTAATAACATGGATGGTTCCGTGAAAGTGAAATCTTGCACGGGTTCTTACACGTGCGTGTTACCGCAAGGTAAGTTAGGAGTGACATAAGGTCATGGGGTTGACACCCACTATTTATGCCGCTGCTGAAAGAGAAGAGCTAACGCATTAGCCGTTCGCTTCCACGAAGGGACCTCTGCCAAAGGTTTGAAGTTTGGCATTGGAACTGACAGGGTCGAAGAGACTGTACGATCTAACGTAACAGTACGGTCCGAATAGCCAATACTCACGAAAAGGTTTGCGGGCCCAGCAAAGGGTCCACCTACCAATCGTTCCTTCTTAACAGTTGTTATGAACTGCCCCTGCAACGAACCTGCGAACCCTCTCGCGTCGATAAATTGACCAATTGGAATAAACCAATCAATCACAAACGACCACGGGAGAAGTTCCCAGGCGACATTGGCAGGGTTAGCTATGCCAGAGAGTTGCCAGAAAGTAGGCTTCTCTGTTATCCGAGCAATAATCTGCTTGCGGTAAATAGACAAATTTTGTGCGAACCTGATGTTTGGACCATTGGTCCCTACAGCAGGACCGTCTCTTCGACGGTGCACTCGATAAGTCTTTTGCATAGGCACAGAAAGTTGGTGGGCGACATATTCGGCGCCCTCTTTCGCATCATTTATTAGCGGAAGCCAACCATACTGTGCACCAAGCCACTCGCGAGAAATAACATCATCGGTAGGTCGAACTTTCGATCGGCCGCCTGAATGTTTTCTTCCAGCGAGATCTTTTGCCATACCACCAAAATCGCCGCGTTTTGCGCTGCGAATAGCCATGCCAATTCGCATGGCAGCATTGGTGATTTGGCCTAAGGCTTGGCCTGACGTAGCGAGGAACACAGATGGGTCAAAATCATTACCACGGATTTGCTCTTTCAGACTCGCAATTAAAGCGATATCATCATTAGCAGTCCAGTAATAACCCAAATCAGTGTTCCCACCGTTCGCACCCCAACATGATAACATTGTTCCGGTGCGCGGTGTCTTAGGAGGGATATTCGATGCCCACATACCGACAGGATTATTAATATCCCTGGCGACCATGGTATACGGATGTTCTCCCCTACCTCTTGCCCTTTTAGGGGGGTTTGAGGTCTTGCTACGGCGGTACTTAACTACATACACTCCCTTCTTTCTATCGAAAACCCAATAGGGCTCGATAGTCTGAGGGGAAACCTGTTTAGGAACCTTCGCTCCATCTGTACCGCTCCATACTTTCGTAATGAGGCGGCCAGCAGTGCCCACTCCACAAGATGTGGGGGAGGGCGTGCGTGTGTCAACAGTTTTTGTACCTGAAGTCATAAAAAAC